TCCTCAACCACAAAAGAATTATAGACTGTGACTAGTCACATGTCAAGTATTATTTTAGATATGCAATTGCAGAGGATAGTTATGCAATTGCAGTGCAACTTAATACGCGATTAGGTAGGGGGGGTAAAATGAGAAAGGGTGCGGAGGACGCATGGGAGTCGAACCGTTCTTTAAGCCCATGAATTTATTGAGCAAAAATATATAACAAAAGTTTTTATATACGTTCTATATACGTCAAAAAAGTCTTGTGCGGTCGCCCAAACAAGAGTATAAGTATCCATAATTGCAACACCTGACCCTATAGGACCGCCTCTTGGCGGTTTTTTTATGCCCTGGATAAACTTCAAACGTGAAGAATTTGCTTGCCAACACTGCGGCGAGAACGAGATCAGTGACGAAATCATTGATGTCATTCAAGCGATACGCACAGAGGTTGGCTATCCTCTTGTCGTTTCGAGCGGGTATCGGTGCAGTAAGCACCCTGTCGAGGCGGCGAAGTCTAAGCCTGGAACGGGGACGCACTGCCGGGGTGTTGCGGCAGATCTTGCAGTATCTCACCGCCAGGCTAAAGAAGTTCTTTCGGTTGCTTTGCGAATGGACGTTGGCGGCGTGGGCGTACACCAAAAAGGCTCGGGCCGATTTGTACACATTGATGTTGACCCCGACCGCAAATCGCTTCTCTGGACCTATTGATGTTAGGCACCGTCCTCAAAATAGCCGGGCCTTTGGTCACCGGCTTTATGGAGAACAGGCAGAAGGTGTCGGCAGCGAAGGCAGACCTGAAGGTGCAGCGCCTGACCAATGGTATTCCAGGCTACAGCGACGAGTTTTTAATATTTATATGGGCAGCGCCATTCGTGGCTTGCTTCGTGCCTGGCTTGCAAAACTACGCAAGAGAGGGCTTTGAATACCTGTCAAACCTACCAGATTGGTACGTTGGCGGCTTTGTGAGCATAACTTTCGCTGTGTTTGGCATCGATAAGTTATTTGCCTACAAGAAAAGTTAAAAAAGAGCTGCAACCCCTCCACCCACTCCTCGCGGCTCTTTCCCCTTTAAACAGGGGTTTTATCAACAAACTGAGACATATTTATGAGACGGATACTGGTCAACCCCAGGCGGCGCGACTTTACACCCATGACATTTACGCAGGCGATTGACAGCGACATTCCATACGTCGTTGATTTTAGCCTTAGCGCAAGTGATCGTGGCACCTCTGTGTCCTCAGTCAGTGCAGAATCTAAAGGCTCACGGGCCTTAACTATCACAACCCCAAGCGTAAGCAGTGGCGTGGCGACTTTCTACGTCAGCTCATCATCGAGCGGCCAGGGCGTAGTCAAGGTCACTGCGACTTACGCAGACGGAAAACAAGAAACCCAATACATGACGGTGATTGCAAACAATCCCGAGTACCGATCAACCAACTGAGGAGAAAACTGGTGGAGAACCAAATCAACCTTGATGAAATTAATGGCAGGCTGAATTTCTTGGCAGAGCAACGCAATGCTGCCCAGAACGAGAACGTCATCCTCGCCGGTCGCTTGGCGGCTGCAATGGCTAAGGTCGCTGAACTCAGCCCTGAACCACAATTTGAAGAAGTAGAAGAAGATGGGAACGACAGCAGCGAACAAGAATAGATCGGTTCGCAAAGAAGCGCTCAGAGAACAGTTAAGCGCTCAGGGCCATGTGCAGCATGTCGTTGATATCTTAGATGAAATCAAGGATCTGCGGAAAGACCTAGACCAGCAAGACTTGGCTCGCTACAAGGTTGTACTTGATACCAAGCTGAAGCTTATCTCTAAGTATCTGCCAGACCTGAAGTCTGTTGAACACACAGGCGATGAAGATGCCCCAATTGCAATCGCAGCCTACGAAATCAACTGGGAATAGCGTAAGCCTGCCCAAAGCTTTCAAAGAGCTAGTCGAGCCGCACAGATACAAGATTTATTGGGGCGGTCGTGGTTCAGGTAAGAGTTGGGCCTTTGCTACTGCGTTATTGCTGTTGGGTGCTGGTACTAAGCCTCGACGCATACTTTGCGCCAGAGAGATCCAGAGAAGCATCAGGGACTCTGTTCACAACCTGTTGGCTGATCGCATCAAGGCGCTTGGCCTCTCTCACTTCTATCAGATACAGCAGAACGAGATCAGGGGCATCAACGGCACCCAGATCATTTTCTCGGGACTGTACGCAAACCCTGAGAGCTTGAAGTCGCTTGAGAGCATAGATATCTGCTGGATTGAGGAAGCATCGACGGTGAGTGAGAACTCATGGCGGTTGCTGATTCCAACGATTCGGAAAGAGGGCAGCGAGATATGGGCAAGCTTCAACCCTGCACTGAAGAGCGATCCTGTCTATCAGAGGTTTGTGATGAATAAGCCTGCGGATGATGCAGTGGTCAAGAAGGTTAGCTGGCGTGATAACCCTTGGGTCACGCAGCCACTGAAAGACGAGATGCAACGGCTCAAGGAATACGATCACGAAGAGTATCTGCACGTTTACGAGGGTGAGCTAAAACAGTTTGCTGATGGCGCTATCTACGCCAAGCAACTGAAGAAGGCCAGGGATGACGAGCGGATAACCTGGTTGCCAGTTGAATCTGCACCTGTTCACACCTTTTGGGACTTGGGCAGGAACGACACTACAGCGATTTGGTTCATGCAGCAGATCGGTATGGCTTACAGGTTCATCGACTACTACGAGCACCGACTGGTTGACCTGGATCACTACGCTAACGTGCTGCGTGATAAAAACTTCATGTACGGCACACATTACCTGCCGCATGACGCAGAGCATCGTGTGTTAGGTGCAGGCAATCGATCAAGGCGAGAGATACTAGAAGGGCTTGGTGTATCTCCTGCTCACACAGTGCCAAGAATCGACAGTGTAGAGAACGGCATTGCGATGGTCAGGGACATGTTTAGCAAGTGCTTCTTTGACGCAGAGCGGTGCGAGACAGGGCTGAATGCCTTGGCAAACTATCAATATGTCTGGGACGAGCGTTACGACACCTTCAGACAAAACCCACTCCACAACTGGGCCTCTAACGGCGCTGATGCATTTCGCATGTTCGCGCAAGGTTACCAGGAAGAAGTTGCGGAGGTTGAATTGGACTTTTCATCAGAATGGTAAACAGATCACCAAAGAAAAAGCAGGCCATTATCGACGAGGCTATGGATCGCTTCGATACGGCTAGTGATAGCTGGTCTTACTGCTACAACGACTCCCTGGAAGATATAGAGTTTGTTGATAGCGAGGACGGTCAGTGGGAAGACTCAGTGCGCCAGGCGCGTATCAATCGACCATGCCTGACGTTTGACAAGCTATCCAGTGCTGTTGACCAAGTTGTTGGTCAGCAGTTGCAGATGCTGCCTGGTGTGAAGGTGCGTGGCGCAGAAGAGGGCGACAACGACGTTGCCGAGATTTATGAGGGATTGATCAGGCAGATCGAGCAGCGAGGCAACAAAGCTTACAAGACCGCGTTCAAGTTCAGTGTGAAGGGTGGCTGGGGCGTTTGGATGATCGACCACGATTACCAAGACGATATCAGCATGAACCAGGACATCATCCTGCGTGAGATCAAGAACCCGTTTAGCGTGTTGTTCGACCCCATCATCCAGATTCAAGACATGAAAGAGTGCCGGTATGCGTTCATGTTTGACGACATCGAAAAGGATGAGTTTGAGCGCATGTATCCCAAGGCCAAGACTGGCGTGGGTGAGGACTTCTACAGCACTGGAAACATGAAGACGTGGATCAACGAGGACACGATCCGAGTCGCAGACTATTACCGCATCGTAATGGAAGATCGCCGCTTGGTGCAGCTATCAACGGGTGAGGTGGTTGATTACGCAGACATTGAGCCAATCATTGACGAGCTAAACTTCAAGGGCGTGACGATCACAAACGAGCGCGTTGTCGAGGGCCGAAAGCTTGAGCGGTTTAAGATCACCGGCTTGGAAGTGCTTGAAGAGTATGAGTGTGTTGGGCGTTATATTCCGCTGGTGCCTCTGCTTGGAAAGACCACCAACATCAACGGCAAGTTCTTGACTCGCGGATTAGTGCGAAAGGCCAAAGACGCACAGAGAATGTACAACTACTCTCGATCAACTGCCATCGAGGTCACAGCGCTACAACCCAAGCAGCCGCTCATGGCTACACCGGCAATGATCAAGGGCCATGAAGACCGATACCGCAACCTGATGACCTCTAACGACCCTGTGTTGTTGTTTAACTTTGACCAGGGACAGAAGCCATTCAGAGAGCCGCCAGCACAACCATCAGGCGCTTTGCTGACTGACGTACAGATTAGCTCGGACGACATCAAGAGCACCACAGGGATCTTTGACGCAAGCCTGGGGGCAAGAGGCAATGAAACCTCTGGACGAGCAATCAGGGAGCGACAACTGCAAGGCAATATCGCCACCTATGAGTTTGTTGATGAACTGGTTGAGTCAATCAAGTATACCGGCGAGATCTTTATCGACATGATCCCGAAGATCTACGACACAGAGCGACAGATCAGGATTCTTGGCGAGGATGATGCTGAAGAGATCAAGGTCATCAACAAGCCCCAGCTCGACTTACAGACCGGCGAGACGGTCATGATCAACGACCTCAACCGAGGCCACTACGACATCAAGGTAACGACAGGCCCAAGCTTCTCAACCCGCAGATCAGAGACAGCAGAGCAGCTAGGCACGTTGTTTGGTCAGAACCCCGCGATGGCGCAGCTCGGTGCAGACATCTACTTCAAGTCGCTTGACCTGGTAGGTGCTGATGAACTGGTTGAACGTGTACGCAAGTCAGGCATCAAGCAGGGCGTGATAGAGCCCAACGATGAAGAGCAGCAGAAGATCTCTCAAGCGCAGCAGCAAGAGCAGCAGATGAAGGCCCAGGCCATGCAGATGGAACTGGCCATGAAGCAAGCAGAGGTAGCCAACGAGCAAGCAATGGCCAAGGAACGTGAGAGCAAGACCATGCTGAACACGGTCAAGGCGCAGGTTGAGCAGTTAGAGCTTGCCCAGGCCCAGCAGGATTTAGAGGCGCAACGGATTGCAGCGATGCGGTTACGTCAGACAGTCGGGATGCCGATTCAATGAGGCCAGCAGCAGGGAAAGCCAGAGTCAAACGGACCAGCGGTGGTCGAAAGGTTAGCTATGGCCAGAAGGGCGCAAAGGTAAAGCCAGGCACCAAGAAGGGCGACTCCTACTGTGCCAGGAGTGCCGGTCAAATGCGATCACACCCTAAAGCGGCACGAAACCCAAACAGCCCTCTCAGGTTGTCCAGAAAGCGCTGGAAGTGCTCTGGTTCTAAATCAAGGAAAGCATAATGAGCTTGTACAAAAACATTCACGCCAAGCGAAAGAGAATCAAGGCAGGCAGCGGTGAGTCAATGAACAAACCTGGATCACGGGGCGCACCTACCGCTAAGGCGTTCAAGAAAGCAGCAAAGACTGCAAGGAAAAGGAAGTAATCATGCCAAGGGTAGGAAACAAGCACTTTAGCTACAAGCCAGCCGGTATCGCCGCAGCCAAGAAGGCAGCGAAAAAGAGAAACGTCAAAGTTAAGTACGGGAAGAAGAAATGAACAACGCAATCGCGCAAATGCTTGCAGGTAGAGCACCGGCACAACGACCAAGCCCCAACCCCGTTGGCAACGCAGTGCCTCAACAGATGAAGCCTGCAATGCCACGCAGGCAGGCACCTCAAATGCCACGCCCTCAAATGCCTGGGCAGATGGGCGCAATGCCTGCCGGTATGAAGATGCCAATGGGCAACCAAATGGGACAGCAACAACCACCCGCGCAACCAGGTCAGCAGCAAGCTGTCAGAGGCCGTGATGGTGGTATGTATCGCATTGTTGTTGACCCAACTACTGGCTTGCAGACCTTCGCCCCGTACCAAGGCGGGATGTCTCAGTAAATGCCTGCATCGCCTCGCCTTCAGGCTTTGTTGAGAGCTAAAGAAGAAAACGAGATTGGTAACTTCCTGTCTGCCGTTTTAGAAGCTCAAGACGAGATCGGCGGCATCGAGGCAGAGCGTTACATGGAGATCATGGATCGCAGCCCATACAGCACAGGCGTTCCTGTTCGTGTTGGTTACGAGGACGATGATCAAATCTCGCCGCTAGATGCAGCAGCTATCGTTTCAAGCTCGATTCCAATCGTTGGCGACATCACTGGACTTGCAGCAGACGCTGATATGTACGCCCGTGATCCTGAGTCTAGGAACATGATCAACTACTTGCTAAGTGCTGCTGGCGCTATCCCTCTGATACCAGCGGCATCGCAAGTTAGAAAGACTATCAAAGCCTACCACGGCTCCCCGCATGACTTTGATGAGTTCAGCACCGACGCGATAGGGACGGGTGAAGGGGCGCAGGCTTATGGGCATGGTCTGTACTTTGCCGAAAGCGAAAAAGTTGCAAAAGAGTACAGGGATCAATTGACTAAACGCGACATTGATTATGAAGAATGGTTGATGAACAAGTACATAGAAGCAGAGAAAAACCAAGATTATTCTCGAATGGAAATGTACGAACGCGCAATGCTGCATGACACCCCAGCAGACTTTAGGGATACAGCTTCTGACTTGGACTACGATGAAGATTATCGAGGCTTGGCTGAAGAGATAGCAGAAGAAATTGAAGAGTACGGACCAAACTTAGGGCGTATGTATGAGGTTGATATTGATGTAAGCCCGGAAGAATTGTTGGATTTCGATGCGCCTGTAAATCAACAACCAAAAATAATGCAAGCATTTAAAAAAGAAACTTACGACATGGAAGCTGATGCTCCGGGAGAAATGCTTGGCATGGATCTTTTAAGAATGCTAAGTGACAGTAATACTGGCTCTATAGGCCAATACTCAAGTCCGAAAGCTGCTTCACTTTTGCAAGAGGCTGGGATTAAAGGCATTAGGTATGCCGATGCTTTTACTAGGCACAAATCACCTGATAAACAATCTAAAAACTACGTTATTTTTGATGAGCGTTTAATTTCTATCGCAAAGAAATACGGCATAGCAATACCTGTTGCCGCAGCAATGCTTGCTAAAGAAACAGGTCAAGACCCCCAAAAGCTTTACCAAGAAGATCCTTCGGTTTAACAGTGCCGACTCACTGTTACTAGGGCAAACCCACCGCCCTGAGTAAAGACCGCCCTAGTGGCGGTTTTTTCGTTCTGGTGGGGAAAATTCGTGGAGACGAACTCATGACTGATGCAGCAATAGCTGACGACACTTCTGTGTCAACGGAACCCGAGTCAACCGTAGAGACTCAAGAGCCTTCGGGCGAAACCTCTGAAGCTGTAGAGGCAACAGAGCCATCCGACGCTGATCCCGTCGAATCTGAGGAAGAGGTGCAAAAGAAACGCAACTCATTCCAAGAGCGGATCAACCAAAAAACACGACAAGTCCGAGAGGCAGAGCAACGAGCACAAGAGGCTGAGCAACGCGCCAACCTGCTAGAGCAGAGGATGAATCAGAACCTTCCGCAAACGGATAAATTTCCGCAGCTAGAAGACTTTGATTACGACCAAAACTCTTACCAGCAGGCTGTAGTGCAATACAACGCCGCTTTGAATCAGCGAACTGTTCAGCAGGCAATGACCCAGCAGGAAAAGCTTCAAGTCGAACACCTTCGACAACAGGCTAACCAAGCAACAGTCGATGCCTTCAAAACACGCTCGCAGGCATTTGCGTCTGAGCAGCCAGATTTTATGGCTAAGGTCAGCGCACCTAGTTTTGTCCAAGGCGAAGCCATGCAACAGGCAATCATACTGTCTGACAATGGCCCAGCACTGGCATACCACCTTGCTTCAAACCCACAAAAGACCGCAGCGATAAACGCTATGGCTCCAGGGTTGGCAATGATGGAACTAGGCCGATTATCTCAAGCGCTCGCACCAAACAGATCTGTCACCACATCAAACGCCCCAGCACCAGCGAAACCCGTCAGGGCATCTGGAAAGGTCGAGAAAGACCCCGACAAGATGACCCCAGCCGAGTACGCCAGGTTTAGGGGATACAGAAAATAAAAGAGGCAACTCATGGCTAATAGCTTTCTGACACCTAGTGTCATCACCAAAGAAGCTCTCGCTATTCTTCATCAGAAATTGAATTTCGTGAGCAACATCAACACTCAGTACGACGACCAGTATGCAAAGACCGGCGCAAAGATTGGCAACGACCTCAAGGTCCGTTTACCAAACGAGTTCACTATCCGTAGTGGCGCAGCTCTCAGCACTCAGGACATCGATGAGTCTTCTGAAACTTTAACCGTAGACACTCAAAAAGGTGTGGACTTCACGTTCTCATCTGAAGAGTTAACGATGCACATTGACGAGTTCAAGGCACGATACCTTGAGCCTGCTATGTCGGTACTTGCTGCCAACATGGAGTCGGACGCATTGTCTATGTACAAGGACGTTTATAACTTCTACAGCGGCGTAGGTTCTGCAAACTCTTTTGCAAACATTACCCAGGCACAGAAGTTACTGACTGACAACCTTGCGCCTTACGGCGACCGCAGCTACTTGCACAACCCACAGTCTGTTGTAGACATGCTGGCCGATACTAAGGGTCTCTTCCAAGATTCTTCTAGCATCAGCAAGCAGTACAAAGACGGGCAGTTGGGCAAGATCGCTGGTTTTGAGCACTATGAGAACACTCTCATGCCTGTTCACACCACTGGTACTGCTGCTGCAACTACTGGCTACTTGGTCAACGGTGCATCACAGTCTGGCGCAAGCTTAACTGTAGATGGCGGCACAACGACGTTCCTGAAAGGTGACCTTGTTACCATCGCAGGCGTTAACCGAGTCCACCCTGAAACTAAGGCAGACACAGGTGTACTTCAGCAGTTTGTTGTAACCAGCAACTCTGGAACATCTGCAACTACCCTGGCTATCTCACCCTCAATCACTGCCACTGGCGGTCGTCAAAATGTTAGCGCGGTTCCTGCTGACAATGCTGCGATCTCTAAAGTTGGCGGTGGCGCGAGTGCAGACTGGCAAGAAACGTTGGCATTCAGCAAGAACGCATTTGCTTTCGCAACTGCCGACTTGGTATTGCCACAAGGCGTTGACTTCAGCGCCCGTGAAGTTATGGACGGCATCTCAATGCGCGTAATTCGTGACTACACAATCTCTGATGACAAATACCCATGCAGGATCGATGTCCTCTATGGCTACAAAGCAATCAGACCGCAGCTTGCTGCACGAGTAGGTATTAACTAAGACCGCTCTTGATCGGGGGCTTCGGCCCCCTTTCTCTTTTCTTGGAGATGACATGGCAACACCCCAAAACATAATTGACAGGGCCACCTCCCTGATTCGTGTCAGAACCTCTGGGGTGACTTTTTCCACTGACGACGCAAACAAGAACGCCGATATGTTCATTGCGTTGCAGAACATGATTTCTGAGTGGGGCGAGGATGGGCTTTGCAATATCCCTGCACCTACGACTTTGACTGAAACGCTAGACGTTCCACATGGAACGATAAGAGCGCTTGGTTACAACCTGGCTGTCGAGGTATCTAGCGACTTCGGTATCGATCCATCTCAGGTTGTTTTTGTGATTGCACAAGAGACAAAAGACCGGCTTGAAAGCGATATCAGCATCGATATCTCGGTCGATATGTCTGACTTGGCATTCACATTCCACCAATCCAACTACGATGTGAATACTGATATATGAGAGCGGATGTCCAACTAGAATCAAGCTACAACAGCACCAGGCTTGATGCTAACCGGCAGCAAGTGCTCAACATTTACCCGCACACGTTGCGGGGTTACAGGCAAGTGCCTGGCTACGTCACTTTTGCTGACTTCCTAAGCACAGGAGAGCCGCTCACAGACGCAAACGCATCAACACTGACCGATGCCAATGCCAACGTCATAGAAGCCTCTATCACGCCAGGAGGCGCAGACAGAGGCATCATTGTAGACGGGCCCAATGCGCTTATGTACCAGGTAACAGGGTCGTCGCTTTACTCTGTTGATTCTGGCGGCAATGCTTTGTTCCTTGGCAACATTTCTAACGAGCCAAACCCTGTTGTAATGGCTACTGACGAGAACCAGTTGATCATCTGCACTGGCGGCAACCCATCAGCTTATGTTTACACCGTTGCAGGCGGTTTGGTCGAGATCAGCGACACAGATCTATCCACTACGAAGTCGGTCGCGTTCTTAGACTCACGATTTATTTTTGACCAGCCTGACGGCTATTTTGTGGTGTCTGCGTTAAATGACGGCACAGACATCAGCGCACTAGACTTTGCACAAGCAGAGGCGCTCCCTGACGACATCAGGCGCGTTTTCTCGCTGAATCAATTGCTTTACCTGTTCGGAGAAACAACCACTGAGGTGTGGTTTACGAGCGGCACAGGGCGACCACCATTAGACCGCCAGGCAGTGTTACAGCATGGCATTTGCGGCACCTACGCAGTTGATTCTATCGACGGCGCGATTTACTTCATTGATGGCAACAGACGGCCAGGCGTTATCGTCGGGTCTCAGCATACACCGCTGTATGTTCCTGCAATCGGAGAAGCTTGGGCCAACTACGGCACCGATGACTTCACAAGCGCCAGGGTGAGCTGCTACTCGCTGCACCAAGAAAATTTCGTTGACTTTATTTTTCCCAACCAAGGAATCATTTGGACGCACCACGTTGTGTCTGGCTCTTGGTTTGAGAAGGACTTTGTGACCACCACTGTCGTTCAGGGTTACAACCTGGTGCTCGCAGCACACGCACTTAACAAGAAGATCTACCGCTTAGATTACGGCAACTACCAGCAAGACGGGGTTGACATGACGCGCAGAAAAGACCTGCCGTTGATCTCCTCAGAAGTTCTTGGTGTAGGCGGGGCAGAGATGGTCATAGACAAGATCAAGCTGCATGTAGAGACCTCTACCGCAACTGACGTAACGGTCAAGGTCAGCAAGGATTTAATTACATTTACAACTATCAACACCGTCAACGTAGACGGCAACAAAACAATCGACATCAATTCTCTAGGCCGGTGCAGAGAGATCATTGTAAGAGTCGAAACCTCCACCAATGCAAAGGTGGACATCATTGACGCGGCTATTGACGCACAAGTATTGAAGGGCTAACCAATGGGACAACTGACACAAACAACTGCACAGCTTCAGGTCATCATAGACGACGCAGATGATGCAAACGTCGGCAAGACCTCGCTGACGGACGGATCAGATACAACAGCGGTCGCATTCAAGAAGAGCGGCTTCTACTCACTGCAAGGCTCCAGTGCTAACGCACCTTCAACTGATCGCGCTGTTTTAATCTCGGCGGTCAGAAACACAGCAGCAACGGGTGAAATCCGATACGGTCAAATAGCAATAACAGAATCAAACGGTTTGTGGTGGAATCGGGATGACGGGGGCAGCCTGGGAACATGGTATGAGGCCGTAACCACTGCCAGCGCCCAAACATTAACCAATAAGACCCTTACGTCCCCGGTTCTCACCACCCCACAAATCAACGACTCAGCCGCAGATCACCAGTATATTTTTGCCGGATCTAACCTGACAGCAGACAGAACAGTAACGCTGCCCTTGTTAACCGGCGACGATACTTTTGTGTTTGCAGCGCACACTCAGACTCTTACCAACAAGACGCTGACCACCCCAACCGTTTCAGGGCTAACACTGTCTGATGCTTCTATCATTTTTGAAGGCGCAACTGCTAACGCTCATGAAACCACGCTAACGGTTACTGACCCAACTGCGGATAGAACCATCACGCTCCCAGATGCAACCGATACACTGGTGGGTCGAGCCACAACAGACACCCTGACTAACAAAACTTTAACGTCCCCAGTTGCTTCTGGGTTAACGCTGTCTGATGCCTCAATTGTTTTCGAGGGCGCAACGGCTGATGCCCATGAAACTACATTAACCGTCGCAGACCCGACCGCTGATCGCACCATTACACTGCCAAATGCTACTGACACATTGGTTGGCTTGGCCACAACAGACACGCTAACGAACAAGACCCTGACCTCACCTGTTTTCAACACGGGCGTCAGTGGTACAGCGGTGCTTGATGCAGACGATTTTACTGGAGCCTCTGCCACTACACTTGCAAGCTCAGAAAGCATTAAGGCCTATGTAGATGGTCAAATTGCAGCAACTAACGAACTTAGTGAGGTGCTTGCGGCAGGTAACACTACTGGCTCAACCGACATTGAAGTAACGGCTGCTCAGAAGGTACAGTTCCGCGACTCAGCAATCTACATTAATTCAAGCGCAGACGGCCAGCTTGATATTGTTGCTGATACAGAGATTCAGATTGCGGCGACTACGGTTGACCTAAATGGCAACCTTGATGTATCTGGCACAGCCAGTGCTGCAAATGTTAGCTTGCCTGACGATGGTGTATTGAGCCTTGGTACTAGCGACGAACTTACACTAAAGCATCACAACAGCGGATATAGCCACTTAATCAATACTACAGGCACTTTGTATATTGATAGCGATAGTGTCACTTTTAGAGACGATGACGGCTCACCTTCTAATATGGTAGTCAGTCAGACAGGCATTGATGTCACGGGTACGGTCACGGCAGATGGGCTTACTGTAAGTGCTTCTGCGACTGACTTTGAAGGTGTCCAGATTCTAAACACCAACACGGCTGCATCGCCTACAACAGCTTCAATTTTGCTAGGGGTTACGAACTCAGTTAGAACGGTAAATACAAAAATACAAGCTATTGAAGGTGGTGGTGATGCAAACGAAACAAGTTTAGCTTTTTTTACTAACACAGGCGGGAACGTACTAACTAAAGCTATGACGATTGATTCGTTTCAAAACGTGGGAATCGGGACGAGTTCCGTAGCCACTAAGCTACACGTTATGGGCAACAGTACCGTCAGAAATACCATAGTTTCCACACTAACATTGGACGCTGGAATTTCAGCAGCAAATCCTTATACGGAATTTGGCACAGGGATTGATTTCAAAGGTAGAGATTATAGCAATGCTGTAAGAAACTACGGTGGAATTTATTCAATAATGGTTGGCAACGCATCGTCTACCACTCCCGCTGGTGATGCTGGATTTAATTCGGCGTTGACTTTTTACACTAACACTGGAGGAGCAAGCGGGACTAATCCAACGGAGAAGATGCGAATCGATCCCACTGGCGTGGGCATTGGTTCCATAGCACCTTTTGCGCCGCTTCATTTGAAAAACACCTCATGGAGCAGTGGCTCCCCCTATGGCACAGTCCAATTAATTGAAGGTCAAGCAGTCAATGACCATAACTGGAGTCATC